ATACACCACTCTCTTTCCCGTATGGGTCATTTTGTACGGCTGTTCCAGCTCCAACCGCCAGCCTGTCTCTTCGTACAGCGTGCTCTCACCATCCCGCACCAGCTCCACCAGGTCAAAAACAGCGTGCCGCCCGCTGGGGCCGGTGTAAAATGTGCGGGTCTCCGTGGACTGCAGGCTTTTAAACCGCTTGTTGTCCGCATATGCCTGCAGCTCCGCCTGAGATGCAATGTTGTCCAGCTTCTCATAGGACACGACCCGCCGTCCCAGGTTCACGGTGGAGAAAACGCTGTCCGGCCTGTCGTTGACCGATACGGCCCGCATGGACGTCTCCAGATCCGGGTTATCCACTTCCGCGATAAAGACGTTTGGATGGTCGAACAGATCCACCGCCTGCGTCCACTCAGGGTATTGGATGGAATACTCACCATCCCGATACGTCACGGATATCGCATCCGCGGACGGCATGCGGAACGCACTGCAGTGTACTGTGCCGCCGCCGTCCATCCAGATGCTGTTGTAGTTGATCTCCGCCGCCAGGGCGTTGATGATCGTGAGGCGGTCTGTGCCCGGCTCCCAGTCCTCCCGGTCCGCCTGCAGCGTGGCGGTGTTTGCCTCCACGAAAAAATCCATGATGCCGGATTCGACCAGCAGTGCCTGGATGGCTGCCGTGTACAGCGTACCCTTTGCCAGATGCAGCCGCGTCTCTATCTTCGAGGACATGGCAAGATAGGTCAGGTCATAGGCTGTAAGGCTCACCACAGGCCGCATGCCGTCGTGTTCCGTGTATGCATCGGTAGGGATATACTTGCCGAGCGGCCGGCGCACGCCGTCGATGGTGAGCACCGGCTGGATCACGTCCGTGAGGTAGTTGACGGCGCTGTTTTGTGCAAACTTGCCGCTGAGCGCCCATTTCACCGCAGCGTCCACCGTCACTGAAATGGCCGCGCCGCCGCCTTTGAACGCGGTAAGCCGTGAAAACTCCACGTTATCCCGCAGCACAAGATATTCCACCGATACGTTACTCATAGCTGATCTCCTGCCTGTGATCTGTCTCGACAACCGTGAACTGTACGTCCCGTGCGCGGCCATGGGCCGCCTGGATGTTTCCCAGCACCCCGATCACAACATCGCCCCAGCAGTCTTTGTAAACTACGGCAGAACCCAGCAGGCCGCGCAGGGCATCCATCTGTGCTGCGTCCCGGAGCGTGAAAGCGAAGTCGTGGCTGGCATCTTCCATGCCGCATGTATACGGCTCGGGTTTTGTACGGCCGTAGTAGTGTACGTAGTCCACCTGTGCGCTGTAGCTTCCGTCATGTGCGGGGCGTTCGCCCCGGCGCAGCCGCAGCTTCAGCCAAGGCGCGCCATCCTCAACGGCCCCCAATACGGCGTTTTCGATTGCCAGAAAAGCGTGGACGGGCGCGCTGTCGCCGTAGTATCCCTCCGGCGTGACGCCACGCACAGTATACACATGCTTTCCGGTACACAGACGGTCTGTGAGCCCGCTGCCCGCTGAGCGCGCAATGGGGACACCGTCCCGCAGTATGAAGTATTCGGCGTATGCGGCGTCCGTTTCCCAGGATATTTCAATGGCGCTTAAACGGGCATTGAAAGCTGCTTCAATAGTTGGTCCGGGAACGTTCAGAACGGTAATGGAGCCAACGGCCGGAGCGGATTCCACGCCGAACACTGTCTTTATCGCCAGCTGCACAGGATATGTCCCATCCTGCAGGAAATACGGCATGCGGAACTCCTTGGCCGTGCTGTGCATCCAGCCTGTATCATAGTCCCCGATCTGGATGCGCACGCCCTGCTGGTCCGCAGACTGCCAGCGGATGGTGGGGCGCGGTTTTGTGTCCGTGTATACAATGACCGGCACGGCCGGAGCCCGGCGGATGATGATGGTCGCTGCGGCGCTGTAGGAACCCCACACACCATCGCCGTTTTTGGTGCGTACCCGCCACATGAGGGTGCCCTGGGCAAACTGCCCGGCGGGTGTGGCGAAGCTGGAAACATCGGTCTCCGCTGTACTGAGCGTGGTATACTGCCCGCCCATGTTGGAGCTGGTCTGCAGCTCGTAGGCGGTCTGCGCCGTGCCGGTGGATATCTCATGCCGCCACACGAAGGTGACGCCTTGAGTATCTTCCACAATAGCGCCCACAGGGGAGACACACACAGGCGTGCTCAGCGCGTCCTGGGTGTTGACATGTATCCACTCGCTGATTCCTGTAGCGCCGGTGTTGGCTGTCACCTCTACCTGCCACTCAATATCGTCCGCAGTGAATGTATTTGCCGGGAAGTCGTGCCAGGTCTGCGCGCCGCTGATGGTGACACTCTTGACGTCCTGCTGTCCCTGTGTGCGGTAGCGCAGCACGGCCGAAGTCTGGACGATCTCGCTGGGCGCATCCTCGGCTCCCTCTGCTGTGACAGACCAGCCGAAGCGGTTGACCTGGTGCTTCAGCACGCGGCCGCCGTCCGCCGGATACAAGTCTGTGGGCGTGACCGGCAGTTCCTTGTTGTTGAAGGTGGTCCAGCTGCTTGCAGTGGTCCCGCCGCTGGTATCCGTTACCTCGACCTGCCAGTCGATGTCCCCGGCGGGAAGCACACCCGCGGGGATCGTGTAGCCTTGTGTGGTGTTGTTGATGGCATATTCTGTGTACGCCGGAGCACCGTTTTTCCTCCAGCGCAGCTTTGCCGATACTTGCCGGATGGAGCCGGACAGGTCGTCCGGCTTCGTGTAGCTCAGGCCCCACGAAAAGTTGACGGCAAAGCCCTTGTAGGTCGTGGCCCGGCTGGAAGGAGTCAGATCTGTCAGCCGGACAGCCGTGCTTTGGAACTGCACCGTGGCATACCCACCGCTCGCCTGTGCGCCGGAACTGGACGTGACCACGACCTCCCACTCCATGCCGGGGTCGGCAGCGTTGGGAACAAGCCCTGTGTCGAAGTCAATGTATGTGTTGGGTCCGGGCACACGGACGGAAGTCCATGTGCCGGAGCCTTTTGCCCGGTACTTGAAGTCCGAATACGCTATGGTGAGCGTTCCGTTGATGGGTTTCTCCGCCGTGACATTCCAGGAAAAACGATGGTAAAATCCTTTTTTGATCGTCGTGTTGGCTGGGGAATAGCCGGATGGCGTTATCTTTCCCGCATGGGTCTGGATCGTCGCATAGGGCACATGGTCCGAGCCGTCCACCCAAAATTGGGCAGCGCCTGTCTGGTTCTCGGTCGTAATGCCGATCTGGCACGAGAGATTGCCAGCGCCCCTTACCCCGCCGGAGGTAATCTTCCATTCGGGGCCGTTCCAGCTCGGGCCTGCAATTTGACCAAGGATCAGGCTGAGAGGGTACGGCGCATGGCAGTACACTGCAAGTACGGATGCGGAATCAAGGACCTCGCCGGAAGGCACCGGAGACTTATCAAAAAACAGCCAGCCCCAGTCCGCCTTGTCTGCACCCAGGTTGTCGATGCGCAGCTCACCTACACCGCCGGACAGATTCTTCAGATTTTGCGAACCGCTGCAGTATACGGTATACTGTCCCATGTATCAACGCCTTCTTTCTACCGCCGTGCCAGTCCCATGCGGACGGTCATTTTCTCGTTTTCGAGCATTCGTTTGATGGCCACATACGTTTCAATGTCATCCACCTTGAAGATGTTCTGGCTGTTGTCCACGAAAGTGGTACCGCCGCCCTGCGCGGACATTAAGGCGCGGGACTGTTCGGCAGTATAGACCGCCTCGCCGCCCGCAAAGTGCATCAGCTCCGGCCCGTTTTCGCCAACCCAGCGCCAGCCGGGTGTAGCAGAGCGCGTGCCGCGTGCGTAGCCTCTGCCGGTTTGGGCCTGAAGCTCTCCCATGCTGGGCACCTGTATCGTACCGGTATTGATCATGGGCACGCCGCGGATCGCGCTGATCAGCATGGCAATACCGGACGTGACAAGGAACACCGCCGCCGCTACAATGAGCAGATCGGCTGCCAATATGAGGAACTGGGAGCCGGCAGCCTGCGCGGACGGTCCTGCCGCCGCAAGCGTCTTTGTCGCCATGGCGGTGCCTTTTGCCATGACGGTCATGCCCACGGCAGTGCCTGCGGCCTTGACCGCCACGAGAGCAAGCCCGCCGCCGATGAGGACCACAGCCGGGTTGAGCTCTGAAAGAAAGCCGATAATATCCGCACCCACGCCGATGATGTCGCCTGCCGCGTCCACAATAGCCAGGATCTGGTCTTCGTGGTCCAGCAGCACCTGAGCGAACGTCGTCTTAATTTTCGTCTCGATGGGCTCGATGCTTTTTGCCAGCTCCACATACCGCAGCTGCAGGTTGTAGTTGGCCTTCTCGGCCTCGATCATATCGGAGTTCCCGGTCTTGTAGCTTTCCCACAGTTCGTCCAGCCCTTCCTTGCGCAGCGTCTGCAAAGCAAGGTTCTGGCGGCTGGCCTCGGACCGCGTCCGGCCCAGGCGAGCGTTGAATTTTTCCACATCCACGCCCAGGCGGCCGAGCAGCTCGGAGAACTGGCCCGTGGCCTCGCCGGTGGCGATGGTCTCCTGCAGAGAATCGGCCAGGGATTCAATTTTCATGGTTTCCGGGAACTTGACCACCGCGCCCGCCAGCAGATCGACCGCCTCATACGCCTTATCCGCATCGTTAAACCCGGTGGCGAGGATGTTGGACAGCGCCTCCACCACTTCATTTGTGTCGCCCGTAATGGCATAGAGCTCGCCGGCCTTGTTGTGCAGCTGTTCCATGCCCATGCCGGCGTCCTTCGCATTCTGCTCCAGGAAAGACAGATCCCGGCGCAGTTCCTTCGTCTGCTCCAGCAGCTCGGCACACTTGCCGACTACTGCGCTCAGTGCGTTGCCGACCAATGTGCCCAGGGCTATATCGAATGTCTTTGCGCCCTTGCCGCCGTCCTCCATGCCCTTGCCCGCGCCTTTGGCGTTTTTCTCAAGGTCTTCAGCGGAACCGGATGCAGCGTCCATAACGTCCTGTGCGTCAGACAGCGCCGCGCCGAAATCATCGGATTTTTTTGTGTTTTTCTTGATCGAGGCCTGAAGGCTCAGCATACGTTTTTCCAGCTTCAGAGCCTGGCTGCTGGTCTCGCCGTATTTATCGGCCAGGCGCTCGTGCTCCCGCTCGCAGTTGGAAAGCTCATTCTGCTGGTTCACGATCGTGGCGTTGAGGATATCCAGCTCTTTCTGTGCCTCCTCGATGCCCTTTGTGGTCGGTTCGATCTTCCACTTTTCAGCATTTTTGCGCGATTTTTCCAGCGCATCGTCCGTCTTTTTTACCGCCTTCTCCGCATTCTCGGAAGAGGCCTGCACCATGCTTTTGACCTGGTCGAGCGTTTGTTTCAGACGCTCGACGTCAAATTTCAAACCAATGACGACGCCGTCGTCCGAAGTCTTAACCGCCACTCATGCTCATCCTCTCCATGGCTTCATCGTATTCGGCCTCGTAGTCGATCTTTTCCAGCGCCACCGCGCGCTTTATCCGCGCATATTGCTCGCGCTCCTGCGGGTCCTTGATGCGGCCCAGGTTTATGCCGCGGTGCTGGATGGCAAACTTTATCTGGCTGTCGGGCGGCAGGCTGTTGAAAACAGCCATAAACTCCCACCAGTGCATTCGGGTGCGGGTGAGGTCGATCCCCGCATATACGCGAAAATCGCCCAGGATGCGCAGCGCATCCTTTTTCCAATCCAGCAGTTTTTCGGGCGGGGCAGGATCATCCGCGGATGGAATATCCCCGCAAAAATAGAAGTCGAGCACTCCGTCAAAGTGCCCGGCTTCGTTTTCCGGTATTTCGTTAAAAACATTGAGCAGGATGACGTCGTGCTTCTCAGTCCAAAGCAGGGAGGACGTCAGCACCTGCCCCACGTACTTCATCCACCAGGCCCAGTCCGTTGGGACCTTCCGGCCCAGGATCGTGTCCGGCAGCTTCAGCATCTCCACCGGCTGCATTTGCAAACATCTCCTTCAGCTCCGGCGTCAAAAACTGGTCGACGATCTCCCGCCGTCCCTCCATGACTTCGCCGTAAATGTACGAGCACAGGGAAACGTGCTCGTTGATGTTCTCTCTGCGTCCGGAAAATATCTCCGCATATTCATCGACGCCCAGCGTGCCCTCTATGAAAGTGCGGCAAATATCCAGAAGCGCACGCCCTTTTTCGCATACAAGCTCTGCCGCGGGTGCAGTGGGCCGCCAATCATGCGCGTCGGCGTTCAGCCTGCCGGATACATTGCAAAACTCCTGAACAGCGCGCAGCATGCGGGGGAAATCCCGTGTGACACCCTCCAGCATATGGACGTCGGAGATATCGCACGGATATTTCCTGCCGCAGATATCCAGTTCGCGCTTTTTTTCAAATTGAAAGGCCGCCATGGTCAGCCTCCGGATGCAGCCGTAGCAGGCGTAAACGTCGGGACATTGTTGGTCACGGTCACGGTGCCCTTTTCAGGTGTGCCAAGGATCTTGAGCGCAAAGGAAATGTTCTCACGGTTCTGCGCATCGCCGCTGCCGTCGTCCGTAATGGAAAGGACCGCCTTGCCTTTGCGGCCATTGACGGCGTCCTTTTCCATGTTGTCATAGCACTCAATGAAGTCCACGGTACGGTTGTCAAGGTCGTACAGGCGTTCCATGACAGCATCCTGTGCTTTGTCTCCGATGGCTCGCCAGCCCGTGAAGGTGCGCGTGACGGCAACGCTGGTCACTTCGCTCTCAGCCACGCCACGGCCTTCCATATCGTAATAGTCCTGGCTCTGTTCGTTGATGCTGTTGCCGCGGGAAGAAATGCCCACGGCGATCTTCGCCCACTCCGGCTGTTCGGCCGCGCGGACGTCGATCCACCAGATGCGGTTGTACGCCTTGGGTTTTGCATAGGTTCCAGGCATTGTTGTTCACTCCTTTTCATAGATGAGGGCGCCCTCTATTTTATAGACGCCGTATGTATATCCTTCATCCCATTCCGAGATCCCGCCGTCACTGGCCGTGATCCGGACAAACTCCGCATCCGTCAGGGGCACGCCTTTGCGGTCCTGTTCCTGCACCCAATCCAGAAGCCGCTCCAGAAAGTTGCAGTTATCCAGGCGCATCATATCGTCATCGCTCATCCGGGTGGCCGCGATCACAAAATTGTATTGCCATGTCGCTGCGCCGGTCATATCCTGTGCAATGATGGTGGAGCCCGTCGGCAGGATCGAATACCCCTCGGCGTCCGTCTCCAGCTTATCGGTGCGCGCCTCCAGATCCTTTAGCGCGGGACACTGCACGAACAGCGCGCGGATGTCGTTTAAAACAGCCATTACGGTCCTCCTAAAATGTTCCGGCGTTCATCCTCAATGATCCGGTCCTTTTCGGCGGCCATGAGGCGCTCAAGCCAGAAAGGACCGGCAAGACGGTTGAACGTGGTAGTGTACCGGATATCTTTGTTTGTAACGTGTTTCGGCTTGCGCCCGGCCATGACTTTCCCGAAATACAGAAGTTTGACATGCGGGCCGCGGATGACGATGCGGCCGTTGGCTGGCTCCTGGCCCTGGGCGATGGCGTTCTCAATGCTGCTGTATGTGCGCTTGGGCACATACTTGGTGATGCGCCGTGCAACATTTTTCACAAGATGCTGCTGGGCGCGTCCGCCTTCTTCAAGCCCCAGGTCTTTCACGAGGCCGTCCAGTTCCGGCAGCTTGACGTCAAGCTCCAGCATGCTCATTCCGTCGTCACCTCACAATGGGGCAGGCCGCCGAATACACAG